GATGGTTTGAAGATCATCATTCTGATTGGCGGCGGCACCAAGAAGCGCCAGCAGCAAGACATCGATCAGGCGGTGGCGCTGTGGGAAGACTACAAGCGCCGCAAGGCATCAACACAGAAAGGAAAGTGAACATGGCATTGACCCGTGATTTCAAAGAAACCGTGGCCGCGCGCGTGCAGAACGATCCGGCCTTTGCGCAGGCGCTTCTGGACGAGGCCATTACCCTGTTCGTCAACGGCGAACCCGAATCGGCCAAACTGATCCTGCGTGACCTCGTGAACGCCACCGTAGGCTTCGAGGCGCTGGCCGGAGAAATTCACAAGCCGGCCAAGAGCCTGCACCGAATGCTGTCGCAGTCGGGCAACCCAACCATGAGCAACATCTCGGCGGTCTTTGCCGCCATCAAGCGTGCGCTCAAGGTCGAGGTCCACACCCAGATCGTGATGGCCTGATCTCAGGCGTCAAATTTCGCCAGCACATCGCGCTGCGCCACCCAGTCCGTCGGCAGCGGATTGCGCTGGAACCACAGCAGGCTCATGCACTTGGGCTGCTGCCCGGCCAGGATGCTCTGGATGATGGCGGGCTCGAGCAGCGTCAATCGGAGCAGTTCGTTGACCGTCGAGTGGTGCAGGCCTTCGCGTTGGGCGATTTCGCTGCCACTGCCCACGACGCCATCGTCGAGCAGTTGCTGCCAGTAGAAAGCCCGCGTCAGTGCCACCAGCAAGGGCTGGTCGATCTGGGTCGCCACTTTCCCCGGTGTCTCGACTTGCCCATCGGGCCGCACCACCACCTTGCTGGCACCGCGTTTGCGGATCTTCAGCGGGATGAAAGTTGAGAGCTTGACCCGTCCGCCATCTCGGTGCTCACGGGCGACTGGCGTGCCGGTACCCACCGATCCGGCGGTGCACGATGGCCTGTTTGAACAGACCAAGGCCTACTACCGTGCCGACGACCTGTTCACCGCCGCGGACAAGCTCGACATCTCGGAAGAAACCTTCCGCCGCATCGTCAAGCAGCTCGAGCGCTTCGACCTCTCCAAGACCGGCGACGACATCAAGGGTCTGGCCTTCGAAAAATTCCTCGGCACCACCTTCCGGGGCGAACTGGGCCAGTTTTTCACCCCGCGCCCAGTGGTCGAGTTCATGGTCGATCTGCTCAACCCGAAGGAAGGCCAGTTGATCTGCGACCCAGCCTCCGGCTCGGGCGGCTTTTTGATCCGCGCTTTCGAGCACGTGCGCGGTCAGATCGTTGCCGACGTTCAGACGCAAAAGGATGCCGAGCGCGCTCGCATCGAAGCCCTGAAACTGCCGGAGGAGGAAGAAGAGCGCCAGATCGAAGCCGCCTTCTCACGCCTCAACCACGAGCTGCTGCCCAGCGGCGACGACAACAAACCCATCGACACCCGCGTAGGCCGCCTGGCCTGGCAGTGCATCTACGGCACCGACGCCGAACCGCGCGCCGCCCGCACCGCCAAAATGAACATGATCATGCACGGTGACGGGCACGGCGGCATCCACTATCACGACGGCCTGCTCGACATCAACGGCATCTTCGATGGCCGTTTCGATCTGGTGCTGACCAATCCGCCCTTCGGCTCCAACGTCGGCAAAGACCAGAAGGTCGGCGGCAGCGACGAAACCCGCGTGCCCACCGACGCCGCCTACCTGCAACGCTGCCAGGATCGCGGCTATGGCACGCCGTGGCAGGAGAGTCACAACCGCCTGCTGCAAGCCGCCACCAGCAAGACGCCGATCCTTGATCTGTTCGAGATCGGCAAGGGCAAAAACAACCGCCCCACCGAACTCATCTTTGTCGAGCGTTGCCTCAACCTGCTCAAGCCCGGCGGGCGCATGGGCATCGTGCTGCCCGACGGCAACCGCCCTGAAAACCGCCTGCTGCACGCAGCCCTGCGGCAGGTACTGGTGTGGACGGCCTCGCAGGCACACAGCCAACTGGCGCGCGAGCTATGCTTCGTGTTCGCTGACGTGCCTGCATCGGATCAACCCGCGCTGGATTTTCAGCGGATGCGACTGGATCGGGGCATGGGCTACTACGCTGATGCGCTAGCGTGGGCGCGGCTGATCTTGCAGGACGAATCGCCGCTCACCGGGGCGGGCGGCCATTACGCGCCTTCTCTGCTGTTTCCGATGGAGGCGGTGTTCGAGGCCTTTGTGGCCAAGCATCTAGCACGGCAACTGGCCCAGTCCTTCACCCTCAAGACGCAGGCACGCAGCTTTTCGCTCGTTACACATCGCGGGCAGGACTGGTTTCGCCTGAAGCCCGACCTGCTCGTTCAGGCGTCAGGCGCGAACCGATTGGTGCTGGACACGAAATGGAAGCTGCTCGACGGTAGGAAGGCCACGGGTGCAGACAAATACGGGTTGGATCAGGGCGACTTCTATCAGCTGCACGCCTATGGTCAGAGCTACCTCGACGGACGGGGCGACGTGGCGCTGATCTATCCCAGAACGGACGCGTTCAGCGAAGCACTGCCCGTGTTCGGGTTCCCGAAGTCGGCAGGGTTGCGGCTGTGGGTGCTGCCGTTCTGCCTGAAGGACAAGCGGTTGCTGTTGCCGCCGTGCGGGAGCCTCGATGCGCTGTTCGTCCGCCGGGATTCGTCGTTGGCGAGTGGATGCGACGCAGCCGACGTGGCACCTCAAGACGTGGCCTTGGCATGACGGATGAGTTGGTGGCACTGCGCGCCGAGAACGCCCGTCTGATCACGCTCCTCGAAGCGCAAGGCATCGAGTGGCGGTTACCGCAGTCGACCACTGTGGTGGCCCGGGAGCAAGAATCCTCCCGGCTGTCTACCGACGAGAAGGTCGCGCTGTTCCGCCGCCTGTTTCGGGGGCGCACCGATGTCTACCCGATTCGTTGGGAGAGCAAAACCACGGGCAAGACTGGTTACGCCCCGGCTTGCGTCAACGAGTGGCGCGCCGGTGTCTGCGAGAATCCGCGCATCAAGTGTGGGGACTGCGGGAATCGGCTGCTGATCCCGCTGTCCGACGCGGTGATCTATGACCATCTGGCCGGTGAGCACACGATTGGGGTGTACCCGCTGCTGGAGGACGACACGTGCTACTTCCTCGCGGTTGACTTCGATGAAGCTGATTGGCGGGACGATGTCGAAGAAGCAGCGCGCCGTGCTGATCGCCACGCTCGATGTGCTGCCTCCCGATGCGCCGCGCGTGCTACTGGCCACCGGAAAGCTGGTTGGCGAAGGCTTCGACCACCCGCCGCTGGACACCTTGGTGCTGGCGATGCCCGTCTCGTGGAAGGGCACGCTGCAGCAGTACGCCGGGCGTCTGCACCGTGAACACGCCAGCAAGACCGACGTGCGCATCATCGACTTCGTGGACACAGACCATCCGGCCTTGCTGCGGATGTGGGACAAGCGCCAGCGGGGCTACCGGGCGATGGGGTATCGCGTCGACTCGGGTGTGCCGTCTGTAGGCAGTTTTGAATGGTGATGTCGGCTGAGCAGGGGCTGGAATGGGTGGGTAGACATTCTATGCCACTCAGTGGCATAATAAGCCCGATGACGCGAGTGTTCAAAACCCGCCACTTCCAACGATGGATGCGCAAGACGGAACTCACCGATGCCGTCCTGTGCAAGGCCGTTCAGGAGATGGCAGCCGGACTGATCGACGCAGACCTCGGTGGCAGCGTGGTGAAGAAGCGTGTCGGTTTGGCGGGACGCGGCAAGCGTGGTGGCGTACGCACACTGGTTGCCACCAACAAGGGAAACCGCTGGTTTTTCGTGTTCGGCTTCGAGAAGAATGAGCGGGCGAACGTCAGCGACGAGGAGCTCGAAGGCTTGCAGACCATCGCTGCCGACCTGCTGGCTCGAACAGGCCAGCAACTGGATGAAGCCGTTGCCGACGGCGCTTTGCAGGAGATTTGCCAATGACGACCAAGACCAAGAGCCGCATCCTCGAAGCCGTTCACGAATCGGCCAGCGATCTGCATCGCCTGGGATTCATCGACAAGCGCAAGATGCAGAAATACGACGCCCTGTGCCTGGAGCCGGTGCAGGACTACGACGCTGAGAAGGTCAAAGCGCTGCGTGAACGACTGCACCTAAGTCAGGCCGTGCTGGCCAGCGTGCTGAACACCAGCACGTCCACCGTCCGCAAGTGGGAGGTGGGCGACAAGCGCCCCAGCGGGCCGTCGCAGAAGCTGCTGGACATCCTCGAGCGCAAGGGGCTGGAAGCGGTGCTTTGAGGCAACACCGCTCATTGCCGCTCGCGCCCGCTGCGTTACTATTCAAGTAGCGGAGACGGAATTGAACCCGTCAACCATCCGCCTGCGCTGACGGCGGGTCAAATACCAAGGCGTTGCTCTCATCACGGCCAAGGGCACGGCTCAGGTGTTGGGTGCTGGCGATCTCGAAGGCGATGATATCAGCCTCGTGATAACGGACATGCCGAGACAGCTTCCACCACTTGGGCCCGATTTTTTCTTGCCGCCAGCGCTGCAGTGTTTTGGTGCTGACGTTCCAGCGATCAGCCAATTGTTGCTCAGTCATGATGGGGTAGCGCATTCAGTTCTCCTTGACGGGTGCACTGGGGCATGACAACGCTGTTCGTGGCCGAAGCCAAGCTCAGACGTTCGATGTTCCGTTTATTCGTTCTTATCAAGGAACTGGCGAACAAACGGAACAACGTTGCGCAGGTAATGCGGCTTGGCGTGACTCAAGCGCAGCATCAGCACCGGCGGGGCAGTTGGGGAGGCTTGGTGGCATCTCGCAAGCATTTGGTGAGGGCCGCCCACTTGCTGGTGATCAAGCTCATTTGGCCTCGTCTGCGCCTTCGATGCCAGCCGTTTTTGACCATGGTGGAGTCAGTGCCATGAGGCGCGCCAGTCCCGGGTTGTCCTTGGGCGGGGCATCCAGCAATTCGCAAAATCGCTGGAAGTTTTCGGCATCTACGGCGAACAGAATTTGATCCAGTGACTCCGTGGGCTGCTGGCTGCTGCTCATCAGCCCAATCCCTTGACTTGTTGCGCCGCGCTGAATTGCAGCCGTGCGGCGGCAGATTGGGCCTCCTTCAGCAGCTGCCCCCAATCGTCAGGCGGATGACCGCTGGCCAGCATTTTCCGGAAAACCCGGTATGCATCGTCATCGCTTTCGTAGGCACGTTTCGTGTCCTCATCGTTCACCCAAGCCAGCACGATGACTTTGCTGGGTGCGTGGTAGCGAAAGAACAGGCGGTACTGCTGGAAAAACTTGGCCCGGAACCAGTGCTTGTAGTCGTCACCAAGCGTGTTGCCCTGCCGGTATTCTGGTCGCGTCGGGTCTTGCGGGATGACATCGAATGCCAGCTTGGTGATTGCCGCAAGTCGCTTGCTGGCGTTCTTCTTCACATTCCCAACAGGGTCTTTCTGCTTGAGAACCTCGACCTCCTGGGCCAGTGCTTCAAGCTGAGCCAGAAACAGCGGGTGGGCGAAAACCGTCCACCCATTGATGAGCAAGGGTGCGGGCTTGCTGCTCATTCATCGTCCGCCGACAGGGGGGCATCGAGATCGACTTCGATGCCAGCAGTCAGAGACTGGAGGCGCTGAACGAAGCGGGCGTCAACGGCCTGCAGACGCTCTGGATGGTTGGCGATGTCACGGGCCATGAAGCCCAGAAACTGACCAAGCACCGGGTCGTCCCCTTCGGCTGCCTCGACGCGGGTCAGCACGACCTCGCCGCCAGGGCGGATCGTGTAGTGAATTTTGTCGCGCTTGCCGAGCCGAAGAGCGCGGCGCACGGTCTCCGGTACCGTGGTCTGATAACGGTCGGTCAGCGTGGATTCGACTTCGAGGGTGGCAGACATGGCGCGCTCCAAGCAAAGAGGTGGATACATGCATGGTAATGCAATTGCCTTGCGTCGTCAATGCAAGTGCATTGTCACCGCCCGTTGACACCGTACAGATCGAAAATCGAAAGATGACTGGCTGCCGGTGGGCTGCATCGAACACCGCGATCAGGACGTTTTCCCACGCCTCACCAATGGCCACGAAATGCCCAAATTGTCCAAATCAGGGGCGCAATAGCAACGCTTTCTTATCTACGTCGGAGCCTGAGCGCGGGTTCGGTTCCCGAATTGACCACCACTATTTGAAAAACCAACCGTTCTCGGTTGGTTTTTTTCGACCGTTGCCCCCAGTGTTGGCGCGGGTTCGGGCCTTGCTGCGACGGACGCAGCCGCCCTGGATGACCCCGTTTCAGGCGGTTTTCCGTTCTCTGTTCCAGCCGATTCTCTGTTTCTGCGAAGGACGACTCCGCGCCCGAACCAGCAATGACGCGGGCTTTCGGCTCCATGTTCGTCTTGGAAACCGCCTTCACGCGGGCGACCCGCCACCGGAGCAGGCTACAAGTTCACGACGGGCCGAACATCCCAGGTGATCGACACCTCCGGCCGATAGACCACCTCGTTGCTATGCTTGATGCTGGCCTTCAAGTGTTCAGCCAAGGCCTTGTCGTACTTGTGAATCTGCTTGATGGCCCGGTCGACGGCGTTGCGGAACGCGTCGCGGACGTTCTTTCTCCTGTCAGCGACCTTGCGCAGCTTGCCACCCTTGCCTTGGGCTCCCGTCACTGCAGCCACCAGTTGAGCCATTTCGATCTGAATTTCCTCAAGCCTCTCGTGGTCACCGTCTGCCTCAGCATCGGCCTTTTCACTGATCAGATCGTTGAATCTTCCACGGTACTGCTGGATCGCCTTTCTATCGGCAACCACGCCAGCGTCACCCAGTGGTACCCCGACAGACACCTGATACCCCTCCTGGATGCCCGAACAGGTGAATCGACACTTCCTTGTCGTGGCTCGTGGCCAGTTCCTGAAGCACCTCATCTGCCACGGTCAGTCCGACCGGCTGCCGGCCACGGGCGATGTCCTCGACGATCTCCGGTGCCAGCCGGGCGAGCTTCAACATCTTCTGCATCCGCGCCAGGCCCATCTTTTCAGCCTTGGCCAACTCGGTCATGTTCTTCACCCGGCCGGTGTCGAGCATCTCCTGCCAGAAGAATGCTCGGGCCAAGGCGCTCATCAGGTTCTCATCCACGGACGTCGGTCGCCCCGGATTCAGCGGCGATGCCATCCGGCCTGGCGTCGTCGGCTCGACCACCACCTTCCGTGCCTTGTGCCGAACGAAGCGCACCGGGATGAACGTCGTCAGTTTGATGCCCGTGTCCAGTTTTGCCGTGCTGGATTGCGCCCGGCCCATTTGCTCCAGCCCTCTCATGCCATTTCCTCCATCTCAAGTTCCCGCAATTCCGCCCCGATGCTGTTCGGCGCCAGTTCCGCCATCAGCGCCGACCACCCGGCCGGCTGCCACTCGATGTCGATGCCATCGTCCTTGAGCTGCACCCGGGCAATCAGCAACTTCACCAGCCGGCACCGTTCTTCCGGAAACATCTCGTTCCACACCGCCGACAGGTTGCGCATCGCCAATACCACCGCCGGTTCTGACACGGTGGCATCCAGTTTCTGGACCTCATCCCACACCGCCTGAATCATCTCCGGTGCCTGCAATGCTGACTTGACCTGCTCCAGCACCAGTGCCTCGATCTGCTCGGCCGGCACGATGCCGAAGGGGTTTGTACCGCGCCCGAGTTTCTTGTCCGAGTACGGCAGGTAGTAGCGGTAGCGCTTGCCGGATTTCTTCCTGGTGGCCGTCGGCAGCATCCGGTCGCCGTTGGGGGCGAACAGCAGGCCGCGCAGGATGGATTCGTTGTCATGGCGAGTCATGGTCTGCGATGCGCGCAAGTGCGCATCCTCGGCCAGAATGACTTGCGCTTGATCCCACAATGCCTGATCCAGAATCGGTGCGTGTTCGCCAGGATGATCCTTTCCCTTGTGCCGGATCAAACCGATGTAGAGGGGATTCCTCAGCATCTTGTACAGGTTCTGTTTCGTGATCGGTCGGCCAGGACGGAATACGCCATCCTGCGTCGTCCAGGCCTTGGTGGTGACGCCCTGGCGATTCAGCTCTCGCGCCAATTCGGTGGTGGACTGCAATTCGACGAATCGCCGCCAGATGCCGCGCACGATCTTGGCCTCGGTCTCGTTGATCACCAGTTGCCGATGGCTGACGTCGTAGCCGAGCGGTGGCGTGCCGCCCATCCACATGCCCTTGGCCTTGCTGGCGGCGATCTTGTCCCGGATGCGCTCGCCGGTGACCTCGCGTTCGAACTGCGCGAAGGAGAGAAGGATGTTCAGCATCAACCGGCCCATCGAGGTGGCCGAGTTGATCTGCTGCGTGACGGCGCTGAAACTGACACCGCGCTGATCGAACACCTCCACCATCTTGGCGAAGTCGGCCAGGTTGCGGGTCAGGCGATCGATCTTGTACACGACCACGATGTCGACCTTCCCGGCGTCGATATCGGCGAGCAGCCGCTTGAGAGCAGGCCGATCCATGTTGCCACCGGAGAAGCCGCCATCGTCGTAGTCGTCGACCACCGGAATCCAGCCCTCAGTGCGCTGGCTGGCGATGAACGCCTGACCGGCCTCGCGTTGGGCATCGATGGAATTGAACGACTGGTCGAGCCGTTCGTCGGTGGAGACACGGCAATACACCGCGCAGCGTTTGCGAACCATCGGCGCCTTCATTTCCTGCCTCCCTTCTTGCCGGCGTTCTGCTTGACGCCGAAGAACGCCGGCCCCGACCAATTGACGCCGGTGATGTGCCGTGCCACCGCCGACAGGCTCTTGAACACCTTGCCGTTGAGATCGTAGAGCCCCTCCGGCGTGACCGTGACGCGGTACTCGCTGGATTCGTACTCGCGCAGCAGGACGGTGCCGGGCATCAGATATACCTCCGACCGGCGTTTGCCGAAGGCCGATTGAGATTCGCCGAGGCGCACCAGCCGCCGCCGAATGTCGGTGTCAACGCCACCATGGGCGACCTCCTGAATCTTGTAGGCGACGCGGGAGGCGACGTAGTCGCGATTCCAGGTACCGGGCCGCCGCGGGAAGTGGGCGTCCCACAGCGCCCACAGATCTTTCATTGGCAGATTGGGCAGCGCCGCCAACTGGGCGGCAACAGATGATGATCGGGTCATTGCAAACTCCATGTCATAAGGGGTTTGTATGAACGCTTCTTCCCGGACAGAAGCCAAGTCAAACCGTACTCTGCTCGGGGTCATCAACTTGGCCCGTCGCCACATCGACGCGCTCGCCCAGCAGGGTCTGCTTCCTGCCTGTACGCTTGTCTTGCACGCCCAAGATGTAGACCTCGCCATTCCATACCCCGCAGGCCACGTCGGTATCATCGGCATCGGCAGGCAGCAACCAACCAGTGATGCCATCGGGCAATTCCAGCAAGTCCTCCGGTCGGTGGATGGGCCAGCGCATTGCCTCCTGATAGTGATCGGCAAACTGCAAGATTTCCGGCGGCGTGTCGGGAAAGTTCTCTTGGCTGAGGATGGGAATCCAGGCCAGCAACTGCCCGCTGGCGAGCCACTGCTGCACGCGCTGCTCGACTGCCGGGTCGTAGTGGGACAGCGGCTGGATAGGAAGGGCGGCGGGACTGTTGTTGATCGTTTCGGTGTTCATTTCATCTCCTTGAATTTGTGATTGGAAGTAGTGGCCGAGGTTGGTAGCTGGTAACCTGCGGTTACCAGCCGCGAACGACTTGCACCGGCCGATGGCCGCAAACGCAGTCGTGACGCAGGTTTTGTCATTGATGGGGTGGTAACCGGATCGGGTGGTAACCTCATTTCGTGGTCAGTCGGTAGCGGATCAGCGGGCTCGTGCCCCCCGCATGGCATTGCGGCGAGGAAGGACCCGTCGAATCATCTGGCGCTGCAGCTTGTTGAACTGCTTCGTCTGCTGCTTGGCCGACTTGCGCATGACTCGAGTCAGGCGGATGCCGGCGACGATCCACCGCCACTGCCAGGGAATATGACGAGCGACGCGTCGTGGCCGATAGATTGCGGTTGGTTGCGACCGCGCTACCACGGGCCCGCCATCCCAGTCATCGACCTTGACGGTCACCATCGTCACGGCAGGCTCGATGGCGGGCGACGGCCGGTGCATCGGCATGGGTGGCAACACCTCGGCCAGCAACTGCTCTCGCTGCGCCGGCGGCATTTGCCGAAGTACGGTTTATCACTCGGCCGCTTTCGGGTATCACGCTGTACGCGATCAACCTCGATGCATGGATGGCAGCAACGGTTCCGGCGACGGCAGAGAGCGCAATGCCTGTGGCGGCCGCATCAGCGTCTCGGGTGGGCTCGGGCAGCTCACCGGCGGCGGCAGCGTCGTGCAGGCGCACAAAGCCACGGTTGATAGTGCAAGCAGCATCGGCTTGAACGGGCACATAGACGGGAACCTCCTTGATGATGGTGTCGCCCTTCTCGCGGACGACGCGGACACGGTCGACGTACTGCGTGACGACCTCGACGGTGGCTTCGGCCTGCTTCTGGCGAACGGTGGCAGCTTGCAGGGCTTGTTGCTGGACGGCGGCGTCCCACTTCGCCTGAACGTGCTCGGCCCCCTTGATCCAGCCGAAACCGATCAGTGCGGCAGCCAGTGCAGCCAAGGCCAGCAGCCGATACGGCCAAGGGATCAGCGTCATGGCGCGGTTTCTCCGAGGCACTGGCGGTACTAGGCCTGCCGACGCGTGGCCAGTCCGCCGCACAGACGCGCATTGGTGGGCAGCGCGCAGTCCTTGCCCTGGAAGAAGCGCCAGCGCAGCAATTCGGAACACGCCCCGGCGTAGTCCCCGGTGTTGAGTTTCCGCACCAGCGTGGACTGGCAGAACGCGCGACTGCCGACGTTGTAGGAAAAGCTCACCAGCGCGTCGTACTCGTGCTGGGCCAGCGGCACGGTCACGCATTGCTTGAGCGCGCCCTCGAACTGCTGCACGTCGGTGAGCGCACGGGCCAACCCCTTCGGCGGCGTGGTGGTGTCACCCAGCTTCACCCCGGTGGTGGTGCCGAAGGCGATGGTCGGCACATCGCCCTTGACCGGGATCACCGCGCGGTCGGTGTAGCCCTCGTGCAGCACGATGCCGACCAGGGCGGCGGCGGACAGCCGTTCCACGACCTTGGGAGCCAGCAGAGTCAGTCGCAGCACGCGACTGTCGGCGCGCGTTTAAACCGGAGAATGGGTATCCCTTTTACCCAAGTTACGGTATGTGGACGTGAATGATGTTTCGGTAGGGCACTGGCTGGAGGTCGACGGCGTGCTGGGCGAGGCGATGGAACAGCAGGCCGCGAGCACGCGAGG